AATATTTAACTCTGGTTCATTTGGTATTATTCGACTTGGTTCTGTTATTTGCCATGATTTATCTTTTAAAATAATTTCAATGACCTTATACGAAGCATCATCAAATGCACTAAATCCAGTATTAAAAGCTTCTGAACTGTATGTTAAAAGCGGTGAACATGTGGGGAATGAAGAAGGTGTTTCACAACCTAAATATTCCCCATTTGAATTAATAGTAACAGCAGCAGAACTACCAGCGGACAAGGTTAATCCACCTAAAATATATCCAATACTTAAATCTGGTTTAGTATACTTAAACACAAAAACTGATCCAGAATCACCAGTATCAATACCATTTAAAAAATCGGTATTTAGTGTACCAAGAGGAAACTGAGTAAAATTTTCCCTATAAGAAGTTGAAGATACACCAGAAATAAATGCAGAATCTGTACTATAAACACTACTTCTTAAAGATGCACTTGGCACTATTCCAGCAAAATGAAATGAAGATTGTACTATAAGGGCTGGTTTTTGTGTTAGTTCTGTAATATTTCTAAATCTTGCTTTATTTAGTGCAAATATACCAGTAGCTTCTAGTGGAACTGGATTTTTAATTACCTGCAAGGAAAAATCGCTAAACACTGCAAAATCTTGTAAGCTGAGATCTGGATGCTCTTCAAGTATATCTTTACCTGGATTTTTTAAAGCATACCATGTTGGATATAGAGCTGGAACCATGTATCCACTACCTATAGTAGGCAAATTAGCACTATTTGGTGGTATTGAATACTCGCTTGGGTTAATTGTTCTTCTTATTGTTCTGTTATAGAAATTAACACCATCAGTAACAAAAAAGGTTTTTGCTGAAGTAACTGGATAGTGAGAACATATCATAATATGCTGACGTGTAAGCATTATTTGTAAACGGTTTCCTAAACTATTCACACCACCGTTTCCCCGGGGTCTATCAATTATCCTATTAAAAAAACATAAACCAGCATAATTAAAACCAGCAAAATCATTATTAAGCAATAAATTTGGGTTTTTATTTATTGGTGTTGTTTGATCAAGCGAATTATAATTAAATATTTGATGCCTATTGTTGTTAAAATTATCAATTGGTTGGTAATAGTTTGTTTGGATTCCATTAATAGTTGTATCTATAAATGGACCGGAAATTGGACTATTAATATTTAAAGATAAAGGAGCCTTTGCTATTACATCTCCTTCAGTAATCCAATCGTTTGGATCACCTGGTCCAAGATCAACCAATAACCCATTTTGACTAACTTTATGTCTTACTGTTAAATATCCAGCACCCTTAGATGTTGGTTGTTTTGCGGATACAATGCCCCAAGAACCTACATTTCGACCACCATCTCTGGTGGTTCTTACAGCAACAGTGTCTTCAAGAGAAAATAAATTTATGTTATTTACAAGATATTTTACTTCAAAGTTTGGACCACCGTAATACATAGTTTATTCCTATTGAATTCTTCTGTTAATCTGATACTTATAAAAAGAAATTAGTTCTGGTTCTGTGTTGTTTAGGGTATAAGTTAAACCAGAAATACCATTTTTAATGCCAAACAGTAATGGTAAAAACTCACCTGCTGGTATAATACAGTCATAATATGGATTTATAACACCTTCTGGTAAAACCCTAATACTTGCGTAGTTTAGGTTTTCAAAGTCACTTTGTATAGACTTGTTGGCAGAAATAATAAAATGAGTTGCTTCGGTTGGAACAATAATTAGACCCTCACTAAATTTTGCAGTAAACAGATGTTGAAATGTTCCGTTTTGTGGGATCATAATTACCTCATTTAATTATATATTATACTTTAAGAAAGAAACATGATTCCAGGAGGTTCCGCCGGATAAGCCTGCATTACTTAGCGTAGTGCCTATTATAGCAACAGGAACTCCAGGAACAACAACAAACTCTACGCCGTCAATCTTAACATGCACATGCGTTGAAGAATTACTACCAGCAAATGTCATATGTGTTGTTCCGGCTGGAATAGCTACGCTTGAGCCAGCAGAGGCAAAACTTAGTACTTGAAACTTACCATTCTGTGGTGTCATTTCTTACCCCCACAACCACATGACATCTTATTTGTTGATTTACCAGACTTCTTTGATTTCTTTTTAGCCATTACTTCTTTCCTTTCTTGGAAGACCCCCACCGTACTGGCTTAGAGCTTTTCTTAGCTTTGACACCCTTGGAGGTACATTGTGCTTTGGTTGGTCGGCAAGCGGGATAAGAGCCGCCAGAGCTGGCAGATTTCCGACCACAGGGTCCACCAGTCTTGCAATTAATCCAGCCCTTACCATTGTTCCGCTTGAACCAACCATGTAATCCGTACTTCTTTTCTTGAGAAAAGTCAGCCATTACTTCATACCCTTCTTTTTAGTCATCTTCTTCCCAGTCTTCTTAGCTTCGGTCTTAGCCATAGCTTCGCCCTTAGCTGTGTATGGGAATGTCTTTTTACCTACCTTTGGCATATTACTTTCCTCCTTTCTTGGTCTTATTACCCCAGTTTTTGGCCCCTACCTTACGGCATTTGACCATTGCGCCTGAAGCATATGCGCTGTGTTTACCTTTATATCTACCCATTACTTTGTGATAACATGCATCTTTTGGCATATAATCTCCTAAATAGATTCTAACTGCTAGGTTATTTGAAAGACTTAAGAGTTTTAGCCAAGTTGCATTGACGCTTTGTTCTTGTGTCTAGTTTGCCACTTTTGCAGTATTGTGTAATAGATTTACCAGCAGCTTTAGCTTTTTTAGTAAGTGCTCCCGGTCTTTTAATTGCGCCTTTAATCCAATTTTTAGCCATAATTCTCCTTAACTCCAGGGACCAACAGCAGCCATTGTGTTTGATCCGTAGGGTATAAATGAAATAAAAGTTCCCATATTTACAGAACAAGTATTACCCGGTGCAGCACTGAATGCAATCTGAGGGGTAATAGTAACTGAGTCTACAGTTGTTATTACACCAGTAATCCAAGCGATGTAGTTAGCATTAGTAATAGTGCTTTGTGTCATATTACCACCTGATAGCGTTGTAAAATAGGCCATATCTTGTGCTCTTGACGCAGCACCGCCAGTAGAAGGCATTCCTATTGTGGAGAAATGAATTGTAGGTGGATTTGCAGAAACACTTTCAGTAAATCTTAATGCTATATGTCTAGTTGTTGTTGTACCCATACTTAAGAATAGGTAACCACGGATCTTATAAGTAGTATTAGCAGCCAATGAAATAACATCCTGTGGAGTACCAAATATATTCTGGTTACCAGTAGCACTATTGATGTTTCTTGAAGATGTTAGAATACTTGTTTGCTCAGTTACCATTACACCACGACCGGAAGCCGTGTTTGCATAGGTAACTTTACCATCATATTCTAAGACACCACCAACCGACGAATTAAGAGTTATTGTAGTCAAGGTAAACTTGGGTGCTTGGAATTCAACTAAGGATTCTAAAACACCAGTACTTAGTGTAGTGCCTGATGTACCTGTTACGGTTGTTAGTCTGGCTCCTGTACCTTTGCTTGTCATATCAATGGATAGACCAAAGCTGCTTGCTGAAGGGGCTGGAGCAATATCTACCCGACCATTTGTTGTGTTTTGGATTCTTTCAGCATTCTGAAGTGTAATATTACCGGTTGTTACTAAAGTACCTGTAGATAAATCACCCGTTTGCCATTCAAACGCAGAGCCATCGACTGTACCTGAAGCAGCATCAATAGTAAAATCAATAGCGCCGTTACCAATAGTTGTAATTGGCGATGTAATAACAACATCACCAGCACCATTGCTAATTGTTAAAGAACCAGAACCGGGACCAGTCAAAGCTCCTGTAAGATCTATACCGTTGGTAAATATTTGTTTAGCTGTGAATGTATTGGTTGATGATAGTGAAGCCCTAGTAGCAGGAACCCAGTTACTTCCGTTCCACGCTGGTACTTCATTTGTGGCTGCACTACTTTGTGTTATATCTGATAGGGTATGCGTGTGTGCCGTTGGTGTTCTAGCGTTTGATAGCCTAGGATCATTACCCTCACAGACGGTATTTGCTGTAGAGCCAAAGCTATCTGATATTGACCTGTCTCCTAGTTGTATAGTCCAAGGACTGTATGTACCCGGAGTTCCTGCTGCTTTGGTAATTTGGAATCCAAGTAAACCCGTTTCTTTATCATATGTTTTTACTTGAGCATAGAAGTAAACTGTAGCATCATAAGTAAATATAAGATTCTGTAGAGAATTAATTGTCATACCTACATCTATGTTTACTGCTAATACAGATGTTTGGCTTGTATCTATTGAGTCTTGGGTTGTTGTACTTGTAAAATCTCTTTTTTCAATTCTATAAGCCAGTGAATCTTCTCTATATTTATTTCTTTCTGTGTTTAAATTATCACCTAAGAAGTTATCTTGTGCAGCTAGGTTATTGAGTCTTTGATCTATACCGCTAAAGGTATTGTCTAGTTCTTTTAGTTTATCGTAGAACATAGAGTTAAGACTAAGCAACGTGGGCTGTAAGTTGTTTGTTATGTTGGTTGCTAATCTTCTGGCTAAACCTTCAGCTTTTTTCTGTTCACTCATCCCTTACACTTTCTATTCTTTGGGCATGAAGCCTTAGATCCGCCAGGACCAGCCCATAGATTCTTGCATGCCCAATACTTAGCTGAAAGTTTGTTGTTTGCAGAGTCGCAATTGTGTCGTGCCTTAAAAGATTTTCTGGCTTCTGGAGAATAGTTATGACCATACCCCTTGGCTCCAAAGTGAATTATCTTTTCTTGACCATTAGCACAAGCCTTTACCATTCTTTTTTTACCTGGAGATGTAGATGGTCTTGGCTTATTGCATGGCATATTAGCTTTGTTTACTTTTTTAGCCATTCATTCCTCCTAGAAGTTTTTGTACTTGCTGTTGTAATTCTGGTGGAATGTTAGCTCCACCGGTTGTTTCAATATCTTTCTGTGCAGCACTACCTACAGTAGAAGCAGCTTGCTGTGCAAATATCTTTTGCATATCCATTTGATGTTTAGCCTGTGCTGCTTGCTGTTGTTCTTGTTGCATTTCTTCCTCTGACTTAACCCAGTTATTTGGATCAAATCCTAAAGAAGTAATTAAAGCTCTTGCATATGAATTCCACTTAAAAACACTGGCTGCTTCTGGTGGTAGGTTTCTTACCATCTCACCCATCTGCAATAGCTTAGTAATATCTGATTCTCTTGATAAAGACTGAAGACCAGTAAGGATTTCAATGTTTAAGATTCCGTTTTCAGCATCGAACTGTTCTTGCATTCTTGGATCTATTTCATTGTTCTGAAGCATTAAATAAATTGTTCTTTTTACAATAGGGATCATAAAGTCTCTAGCAATAGCTGAGAATGTACCACCTAGTACAGTCTCAAGTTCATTACCAACGGCTCTAATAGCGGTAGCCGTAACGCGATCACCTGTAGGCATTGCTGCCGTTTGAAGTAGGAATCCTTGGCCTACTTCCTTTCTCATTGCATCTACTGCCTGAGCACCTACCTGAAGCTGGGCATTCATTGTTTCGCTTGGTGAAATAACAAACACATCACCCTTTTTAGCTGCGACCCATTGACCATTACTGGCTCCAGACAAGTCATCAAGTTCTGTTATACCGGCTGGATCTACACCCATAAAGAAAGTCGATCCTGCTGCCATACCTTGAATTAAAGCTCTTGAATAAGACTCTAGTGTTTTAATATCTGAATAGATATCTTCAACATGGGATCTACCATAATCTTCACCAGCTATTGTAGCCCATCTTAGAATAACATATGGAAGTACTTCATAGTACCCAACATCTATTATTTCTTTTTCTAGTTCTTTTTCTACTTTCCATTTATTTGTTTTTTCTTCTTTTGAAACACGAATATAAATGGTTTTAAACCCAACCTGATCCTCTTCACCAGAAATAAAATCATAGTAATTTGCTGCTTCCTCATTGGATGGGGAAATGAATTCTAGGTAGATAAATTCTTTTACATCGCCATTTACATCACGACGTACAACGAATTGATCTAATCGTACTACCCTAAATGAATAATCATTTTCCATCACAATAAGAACATCGCCTACAACAATTAAATGTTGCATAGCAAGGTATGATATTTCTCGTAGGTTATTAGAAATAAGTTTCTTGTAAACCTGGAAGGAAAGCTTGTTTAAGTATTCTGAAACCTGATTATCTGGTTCTCTACCATTCTTTAGACCAAAAGAAAAGAATGGTGTATCATTAAGAGGAATTAAAACACTGAGAATTTTACTTGCTAATGAAGTTACACCCCGTGATTGTACTGAAGAAAATGTTTGAAGGAGGTTATCTTCTCCAGTCATTGACTCATATGGTAATAGTGTTGGAACAGTAATAGATGAACATGCTCTTGCTTTATTAAGTTTAGTATCTCTCTTTGCATGGAGTACTTGCCATCTTTCTTTGATTGTTTTCTCAGTGTTCATTTACTCTCCTTAAAGTGGTCTAATCTCTGTTTCGTAAGCTGGTCTTTCTATGGTAGGCATTTCTAGATTTAATCCAGCCTCACCAAGACCCATCTCTCCCTTACCAGCAGTAGCTTGACCAGTTGTTTCTAGGAATACAGCTGCTTGTTGCTTTTGTTCCTCTGCAACCACAGAACCTCTACGGCGAGCTGCTTCTTCTTGGGCTCTTTCTGCTTCAATACGATCAAGTCTAGCATTTTCTCTCATGCGTTGTTCTTGTTCAATTTGAAGTTTTCTTTGAATAGCCATTTGCTCTCTCATAATATTCATTTGGTATTTAACTGGATCTTGAATTTGTCCTGCTGGCCCACCGCCACCACCGCCACCGCCGCCAATTAATCTTAGGTTTTGATTAATAAACATACTTACCTCCTCTCTTGTAGTTCATACATTGCTTTTATTTTCTGGATTAGTTCCACCTGCCCAGCTTTGTAACCTCTCTCGTAATCCTTTAGTTTTAGGTCGCTTGGGTTCAGTGTTATTATTTTCTCCAGATGTGATATTAGTTCCCGACTTATTCTCAGATTCTCTTGATGCATTTGCTAAACTCTCTTTTAATTCTGCAATTTCTTTATTTTTGTCTTTTAGAATTTTTAATACAAGATTTAAATCTGGATCTGCAATTAAGTTGTGATCTAATCTAAGTAATAAATATTCAAGCCTGTTCATCTTGTTTTACCATAATGTTTAACATAAAGTTTTTCTTACCTGGATCAATCTTTGCGTGAGCTAATTCTGTATGGAAATTAGATAAGAAAATATTGACCATATCCATATTATGGAATCCAACATGAAGCTGAGAATCTTTTAGCTTTACGAGTTTAATAGCTTCTCGTAAAACTAAATCCATATCATATTCAGATTCGACAAATAAAGTTGACATAAGTTCTCCTTATGTTAGTTCACAAGCACCAGAGACACACGCAAGTTCATGTGATGCTTTTGTTGTATCTTCCTTTTCAAACTTAGAAAGAAGATTCCAGTCTACATTAGTAGGCATTGCCGCCTCAAGTGCATTATATTGCTCTTCACTAATAGATTCAAATGGTGCTTGCTGGTAAATGTGCTCTTCTTTTGGTAGGAAAGATACACCACTTACAAGATGCCAATGTTGCCACAGCCAACCACCAATATACAAGAAATCATTTTCTGTATAGTTTACTGTTACTGATGGCTTGTGATCACAGTAAAACAACTGGTAAGCAAGCCATAGTTGTAGGTGACCAAGCGCACTAATTTCATTCTGTGTAACACCAAAATCTGCTTTGATTGGGAATGAAAATACTACGGTATGATCTGGTTTCATTACACAAGGTTCACTTGGAATACCAGATCTAGCCATAAACCTGGCCATTGGTGAGTTCTTATCCATTCTAATTCTACGGATATAGAACTTATCATATCGTGGATGTAGACCACTTGCCGAACCAGCAACGCATGATGTTGTTCCTTCTGGCTTTACACATGTAACAGCTAGGCTTGGATTAATACCAAGTGCTTCTGCAAATTGTTCGTTTGCTTTTCTTGCTACAAAGTTAAGAGCTTCTAGAAGTTTTTGTAGTTCTTCAAGACCATTACCACCATTGGTAAGGTTGTTGTCAAAGATACCAGTCATGGATACACCAAGCAAACGCTCTTCTTCACAGTTATTCTTGAATGAGTCTTCACCAATAGACTTAAAATAAGTAAAGTTTGTTAGTGCGGACTGTAGTGTACCTAGTAGAGAGGCTAGTCTAATCTTTTCAATTAGCTGTGGGCCTTGATCTTCTGGCTTTACAACAATAGTACTTAGGTTGCAGAACTGATTTGGTCGTAGAATAATTTCGCTGCATGGGTTAGTACCAAACTTATAGTCTGGATTGCGACCACTTCGTGCAGCGATTTGCTTCATTACTTCTCTGTTACAAATACCACGTTCACCTGAACGTGAGTTAAACAAAGAAGACCATTCGTGCATAAATGTACCAAGGTCTGGCTTGGATTCAAATACTGCCGAGTTATTAGCAAGTGATCTGTGACCACTACTTTCCCACCAAGGACCACTCTTGGCATGGGCCATCTCATAATCGCTAAGGTCTGATAAGCTAATTAAAGCTGATCTACGAACCCCTCCGCTAATAATGCTGTCAGCAATCTGACAAACAAGATCATGGACTTCAATTGGCTTTAGCTTACGACCACGGGCATTGTGGAAGATATTGGCGGTAAACTTGATCAACCTAACAAATGGTTCAGGACCACTAGCTCTACCACCAAAAGTCTTTAGTCTAGTACCAGCTGACCGAATTTTACTTACGTCAACGGTAAAATGCTTACCATTAAAGAGTTCTTCAATAAAACTCTTATAGGCTTCTGCCCAACCTTCTCTTGAGTCCTCTACTATAATTGATTCGGACATCTTATCAATTACCTTTGGAACTACAGGTAGGTTATTAATTTCCTGAGATTCGACTGAGAATCCTACACCAGTACCGCAAGCTAGGGTATAAAGTATATTGGAAAATGATCGTATAGAGTTGACAGCAACATAGCAACAGTTGTAAGCAGCTACATCGTCCTTGTCTAAGGCTGGACCAGCAGTCATAAGTGCGCGCATAGAACCAAAGATTTCACGCTTTTTCATCATGGTTCTAGCTTTATCAAATTCAAACATTTGATTGTCGTTAAACTTTGACTCTAGGTTTAGGCGGTCATTTAGGTAATTAAAATACCTATCTACGGCTTCTTCCCAGGTTTCTCTACGACCAAGGTTATCTACCCATCTACAGTACTTGTCTACGGCT